ATTAAAAGGTGGTCAAGCAAAGCTAGACGCAAACAAAGATGGTAAAATTAGTAAAGATGATTTTGCTATGCTGAGAAACAAAAAGAAGAAGGCTTAGTCATGGCTTATCATACAAAAACAAAAAAGACAAAAAAGAAAAAGAAAAAACAAACAACACGTTCTGCTAGGAAAAAAGGATTAATGAGGTATTAATGTCCATCGAGGATTTCATAAAAAAAGAATATGGAGCTAGATCTTTAACTAGCACTAGAGCTGTAACTAATAAATCACGCAGAAAAAAGAAAACAAACGAAAGTTTTGAAAAGTATTTTGCAAAGTTTTATAACCCAAAAGCTAAAGATAGCCTAGCAAAACAGAGAGCTGACATGAGAGATCGTAGATCAGATTTCAGTTCTATGGTAGATGCTGGGGTAATAAGCACAACAAAGCAAGGTGTGGAATTGCTTGGCAAGATAAAAGATAAGGAGACAAGACCAGAGGTGGTTAGTTATATGTCACGTTTATCTGACTCACAAATAAGTGAGCTGCAAACTGTTTTTGATAGACGTGTACAAAAAATGCTATTTCCAAGCATAGCAAGAGGTATATTTAATGATATGACGACATCAGCAAAAGAACAAAGAGAGCAAACTACTGCACAAGTTGATACAACTTTAGGTTTTGGTAACGCCCTTAAAAAAGGGGCGTCAGTTGTTGGTGAGTTAGTTGATGAAAAGGGTTTTAGTGTAGACCTTGATCCATTTAAAGGTGAGTATTTTGTGAGATATAAGAAAGAGTTCTAATGGTTGCAAAGAAATACCAAAACCCAAAAGGTGGATTGAATCAAGCAGGTAGGGATTTCTTCAAGAGAAAAGAGGGTAGCAATCTTAAGTCCCCACAAAAGACTGGCACAGGACCAAGAAGAGTCTCTTTCGCTGCACGATTTGCTGGTATGAAAGGTGGCATGAAGGATGAGAAAGGTAGACCAACAAGACTTGCATTAGCACTCAGGGCTTGGGGTTTTAGAAACAAAGAAAGTGCTAGAAACTTTGCACAAAGGCATAAAAAGACATGATGAAATTAGACGCAAAGCAAGTAATGGATAGGTCAAAAAAAGCGTTCGCACGAAAAGACCTATGGCGTACCATATACGAAGATTGCTACAGATACGCACTCCCTCAAAGAAATCTTTATGACGGATACTATGAAGGTCATGTACCAGGTCAAAATAAAATGAACATGGTATTTGATAGCACAGCAATACACTCTACTCAAAGATTTGCAAATAGAATACAGTCTGGCTTGTTCCCACCTGTAAAAAAATGGTGTAGGCTAGAGCCAGGAGAAGATATACCTGTAGACAGCAGAGCAGAGGTGCAGCAAGCACTTGATGTTTATTTAGATAAGATGTTTACAGTTCTTCGTCAGTCTAATTTTGATTTGGCTATGGGCGAGTTTTTGCTTGACTTGTGTGTTGGCACAGCAGTCATGTTGGTCCAAGAAGGCGATGATGTTAATCCTATACAATTCACACCAGTGCCACAATATCTGATTGCTTTAGAGGAGGGACCTTATGGCACTGTAGATAACGTCTATCGTAAATATAAACTTAGAGTCGAGGCAATCAAAAGGCAGTTCCCAGACGCTGAAATACCAGAGAGCTTAATAAAACTTATGGAGAATAAGCCTCAAGAACAAGTAGAATTATGTGAGGCTGTGATAGTAGACCCAGAACGCAAAGACTACTCTTATCATTTAATTTATGAGAAAACTGGAGAAGAGCTGTTGCAGAAACGTATGAATGAAACGCCTTGGATTGTATCACGATATATGAAGGTAGCAGGGGAAACCTTTGGAAGAGGTCCTCTAGTATCTGCTATATCTGACATAAAAACACTCAACAAAACATTAGAGCTTTTACTTAAGAATGCATCTATAGCTTGTGCAGGTGTTTACACAGCAGCAGATGATGGTGTTATCAATCCATCTAACATCAGAATTACACCAGGATCCATAATCCCAGTAGCTAGAAATGGTGGACCTCAAGGTGCCTCACTCGCACCACTACCTCGCTCTGGTGATTTCAATGTCTCTCAAATTGTAATCAATGATTTGAGGATGAACATAAAAAAGACATTGCTAGATGACACGTTACCACCAGATAATATGTCTGCTAGGTCGGCTACTGAGATTGTGGAAAGAATGAAAGAGTTAGCACAGAATATGGGTTCTGCTTTTGGCAGATTAATTACAGAAACTATGGTTCCTATTGTTGCTAGAGTTCTGTCTATCATGGACAAGAAAGGAATGATACAGTTACCACTAAAAGTAAATGGTCTTGAGGTAAAGATAGTTCCTGTCAGTCCTTTGGCTAAGGCACAAAATTTAGAGGAGATAAATGAGGTAATGCAATTTGTACAAATAGCAGGATCACTTGGACCAGGTGGTATTGCAGAAATGAAACCAGATCAAATTGCTACATTTATTGCAGACAAATTAGGAATACCATCTTCTCTTAGAACAACACCACAAGAGAAACAAGCCATCATTCAGCAGAGTATGCAGATGGCAATGCAAGGTCAAGGTATGGGACCACAAGGTCCAGCTCCAGACCAACCACCTATGGAAGAACCAGCTAGTGCAATGGCAGACGAGGTTAGTGCATGAGTAAGACTGGGTGGGAAGGTATAGAGGTTTTGGATGAGAAACCCTTGCCTACAAAAGATAATCAGCTTGAACTAGACAAAGCATTCGCTAGAACTTTTGACACAGAAGAAGGTAAGAAGGTACTAAGGTACTTAATTACTAGAACGATGCATCAACCAACTTGGATACCAGGTGGTGATACTAGCTTTGGTTTTGCTAGGGAGGGACAAAATAGCATAATACGAGAAATACAATCTAGAATAGAGAGGGCGAAAACATGAACGACCAAGAACAAGAACAAATACAAGCAGGATTAGTTGGTGATACACCACCGATTGCACCTGAACAACAACAGCCAGAGGACAACGAGGTAGAGATACCCCATAAGGCAGAAGATAGTCCTGAAGGACAAATAGAGGCTGCACCAGAGGATGAGGTCTTAGAAAAACCAGAGTTTTTAGAAGATAAGTTCTGGGACCCAAAAGAAGGTGTAAAGGTTGAGGACCTAAATAATTCTTACAAAGAGTTGCAAAAACAGTTTTCTATGGGCAAACATAAAGCACCGAAGGAATATGACTTAGGTGTCTTTGATGGTATTGATGTAGAGAATGACCCTCTTGCGAAAGAGTTCGTGGATTGGGCAAATGACAACAAACCTACTCAAGAGGCTTTTGATAAACTTGTGGGCAAATTTAGAGAGATGGCAGACACACAAGAAGAAGAGGAATCTATCAATGTAGAGGAAGAAACTCAAAAACTAGGACCAAATGCATTACAAATTATCAATGGTATAAAGCAATGGGGACAAGGCTTAGTCAGCAAAGGTGTGTGGTCTGAAGGTGATTTTGAAGAGTTCAAAGTTTTCGCTGCTACGGCAAGTGGTATTAATGCCCTAAACAAAGTACGAAAGTATTATGGGGAACAACAAATACCTACAGCTACAGTTGAGATGGATGGTATGCCAAGTCAAGATGAGCTATATGAGATGGTAGCTGATCCTAAATACAAGACTGATCCAGCTTTCAGAAGAAAGGTAGAAGAACAGTTTTCTAGAGCATTCCCTGGCAGCGTAGATACTGGTGAAATATAACACTTGTAATCACTTAGAAAATATATTATTCTTATATCCGAGATAACGAATGTCCTATTCGCCTCTGGCTGGTGTGGAAGTGCATCATTTTTTTAGCCGAGGTTCCCTCGATAACTAAAGTATATTTTTTAAAATGTGTTAAACAAGGAGTAAACTATGGCACAGTCAATCACTAATGCTTTTGTTACTTTGTTTGATGCCGAGGTGAAACAGGCGTATCAAGGAGAATCAGTTCTTCTAAATACTGTAAGGCTAAGACAAGGTGTACAAGGCAACACTTACAAGTTCCCAAAACTTGGTAAGGGTAGTGCGACTGCTCGTATTCCACAGACAGATGTAACTCCGTTGAATGTTACTTACTCACAAGTAACTGCAACAATGAGCGACTTCAATGCTGCTGAATACTCAGACGTATTCCACCAAGCAAAGGTGAACTTTGACGAGAGGTCAGAACTTGTTCAAGTAGTTTCAAAAGCTATTGGGCGTAGAATGGACCAACTAATCATTGATGCACTAGATGCAGAATCATCACCATCAACAGTTGCAAATACTGTTGTAACAACTGGTTCAGCAACTGCGTCAAACTTGAACGTAGGTAAGCTAATAGCTGCTAAGAAAGCTATGGATGCTAAAAACGTTCCGTTTGATGACAGACATATTGTGATTCACGCTAACTCACTATCTGGTCTACTAGGTGATGAGAGAGCAATCTCAAGCGATTTTGCATCAATCAAAGCTCTTGTTTCTGGAGAAATCAATACATTCCTAGGTTTCAATTTCCATGTACTTGGAGATAGAGACGAAGGTGGTCTATCTATTGATGGCTCAAGCGACAGGAAAATATTTGCGTATCATCGTTCTGCAATCGGTATGGCAGTCAACATGAACCAAAAAACAGAAATCAACTATGTACCAGAAAAAACTTCTTTCTTGGTCAACAGTATGTTCTCTGCTGGTTCTGTGTCTATCGATGGCGATGGTATCGTAGAAATCACTTGTAGAGAATAGGAGGAATATTATGGCTTTTGATTCAACAGGACTACAACCAATCGGTGGTCAAGCTAAAGCTGGCAATGCTCCTCAAATGTGGAGCTACACATCTACAGATGCTAAGACAGCAATAGATGCAGAAGGCTACTTTAATAGTGCGTCAGGCGTACTAAAAGTAGGCGACCTTATCTATGTTCATGCGTCAACAGGTGGTACACGAACTTATTCGTTACACCCAGTTGTAAGCAACGCATCTGGTGTAGTAGACATTGGGGATGGCACAGCTGTCTCAGCTACTGACTCAGACTAAGACTATGGGGAGGTGTAACAGCCTCCCCTAACTACAAGGACTGACTATGGCAAGTGGTGATACAAACATAACTATCTGCAACCAAGCACTCAATCTTCTAGGTGCAGACACAATATCTTCTTTTACAGATACAACAAATGATGCAGCGACTGTATGCAACAACATCTATGAGACTGTAAAGAAACAAACTCTATCTATGTATCCTTGGTCATTTGCACTTACCAAACAACAACTATCAAGATCATCAACAACACCAGTAAATGAGTGGGCATACCAATATGACCTACCATCAACAGCAATAAGTGGGACACCATTACAAGTTTACAATTCAAGTTCCACAAGAATATTACCAGTACAAAGCTACGAAATATTATATACATCTAGTGGTCCAACTATAGCTACTAGTGAAGAAACAATTTACATAGACTTTGTAACATCAGCAATTACAGAGGGTGTCATGCCTTCTTATTTTGTCCAACTACTAGTTTACATGATGGCTTGGCACCTTGCAGAGCCAGTAACAGACCAAACAACAAAATCAGACTATTGGAGAACGATAGCTCTTGGTGGCGTAGGTGAGAATGGTAGAGGTGGATATCTAAGACAAGCTATGAACATAGATGGCAGAGGTAGACCAAATTACGCAATAGTAGATTTCCCATTGACAGATGTAAGGTGATAGCATGAGTAGAGCTATTACTATACAAACCAACTTTACTACAGGTGAGATTGATCCACTTCTAAAATCAAGAATAGACATCAACCAATACACAAATGCTTTAGACAAAGCAAGAAATGTAACGATACAGCCTCAAGGTGGGGTGGAAAGAAGGCAAGGGTTACAATTCATCAAACAAATAGATAGTGGTGGTTCACCAGAAAATGGCACAAGGTTGATACCTTTTGAGTTTTCGACTACGCAAAGTTATATGTTGTTGTTTGTAAACAACAGAATGTATGTATACAAAGACAAAGCTCTCGTAACAAATATAAATGGTGGTGGTACTGATTTTCTAACTACTACTATTACATCTGCAAGATTGGCAACTATGGATTTTGCACAATCGTTTGACACACTTATTATTGTGCATGAGGACATGACCCCATTCAAAGTTGTGCGAGGTGCTAGTGATAGCTCTTGGACCATATCAGCTATTAGCTTTGACCATGTTCCTTTCCATGCTTTTACTACATCAACTTCAGAGCCATCAACAACAGTTACCCCATCAGCAGTAGATGGTAGTATTACTATTACAGCAGGCTCATCTATCTTTGACTCTAATAGTGTCAACCAATACATTGAAGTAAAGGATGGTCTAGGCAGAGCAAGGATTGTCAAACTAAACTCTGGCACAGTTGTTGAGGCTATAGTTGAGATACCTTTTTTTGATACTAGTGCAATAGCTAGTGGCGATTATGTTTTAGAGTCTGGTTACGAAGTTACTTGGTCAGGCACTAGAGGATATCCAAGGACAGCTACATTCCATGAAGGCAGACTATATTTAGGTGGTACTAAGTCAAGACCCAACACATTGTTTGGCTCAAGAGTAGCTAGGTTCTTTGACTTCAATCCAGGTGAAGGCTTGGATGATGATGGTATTGAGGCTACACTAGATACAGACTCTGTCAATGCTATCATAGGATTGTTTAGTGGTAGAGACTTACAAATCTTTACTAAAGGTGGCGAGTTCTTTGTCCCACAATCCTCACTTGACCCTATCACACCAAGCAACATAGTAATCAATGGCTCAACAAGAAGGGGTGCTAAAGAAGGCATCAAACCTGTAGGTGTAGAAAGTGGCACAATATTTATACAAAGAAGTGGCAAGTCAGTTAGGGAGTTTTTATTTAGTGATGTTGAGCTATCTTATGTATCAAATAATATATCTCTACTCAGCTCTCATTTACTTAGCACACCTATAGATATGGCACTTAGAAAAGCCACCTCAACAACCGAGGGTGATTTACTTATGATTGTTAACACAGATGGTACAATGGCGATGTATTCTGTTTTGCGTGGTCAGAATGTCATAGCTCCTTCATTAGCAAGTACAGGTCCAGATGTTGCAACGATAACAGTATCAGACTATGCAAACATAGCTGTAGGCACAGAGCTTACATTCACAGACAACAATGGCACAGTAATTACGTTACAGTCAGAGGCAATAAGTGGTTCAGCTCCATCATCTGCATCTGGCAACACACACTTCTTTAGACCGAACGAATCTAACAATACAACAGCAGACAACCTCTTTACTGCTTTTGGAAACATCAGTCAGTTTGTAGTGAAGAACCCAGCAGCAGCAGTCGTAACAGTCAAACGTGTGGTCCCAGGAGATGACAACTTAACAGTAACCACAACTGATAGCACAAGACTAGCTGTTACAAACTTCGCTAAGTCAGACCAGTTTTTGAATGTAGCTGTAGACGTAGAGACAACTTACTGTGTAGTCAAGCGTTCTATCAATGGCTCAGATGTTTACTATGTAGAGGCTTTCAATGACGATAACACAACAGATAGTGCTATCTTGTTTTCAGGAGGAACATTGCCAGGTAGCACATCTCTAAGTGGCTTGTCGCACCTTGAGGGAGAAACTGTTAAAGTCATAGCTGATGATGCTATGCAAACAAATAAGGTGGTATCTTCTGGTGCTATTACTCTTGATGCAGTCCCAACGTCTTATGTTGAGGTTGGATTAGACTACACACCAAAGGTAAAAACATTACCTGTTGAATTAAAGTTACCTAGTGGTACAATAATGGCACAAAAGAAAAGAATCGTAGAATTGACAACCAATATGTATTTATCACAAAACTTAACAGTAAATGGCAACGATCTTGCCTTTACAGCGTCTACATTTTTTACAGGAAAGAAGAGAAGGAAACCAATGCTCGGATACGATAGGAACGGACAGATAACATTTTCACAATCTCAGCCTTTGTTTTTTACGTTGCTAGGGGTTGAATATAAAGTGAGTGTAGGATCATGAATTTTTTTACAATATTATCAGTAGCATCATCAATCGGTAGTGCGTTTGCAAGTTTCCAACAAGCACAAGCTATGAAGGCTTACTACGATGCACAAGCTGATTTACAAAGATTACAATATAATCAAAAAAGAGTTGAGGCTAGAGAGCAAGGTGTAAAGGTGTTACAAGAAACAAATAGACTTTTAGCAACAGCAACAGCTCAAGCAGCAGCAGGTGGTATACTAACGACAGAAGGCTCTGCTGCACTTATCAATACACTTACTCTAAGGAAGGGTACTGAAGATTTCCAATTATCAAAACTGAATGAAGAGATTATACAAAATATAGGATTGGTTGAGGTAAGAAACACAGAAGAGGCAGGAAGAATAAAACAGCAGTCTGGTATATTTGATGCAATCACAGGATTTGGTACTGATATCGTTAGGACAAAACAGAAGGGACTATTTGATTTAGTATAATGGCAGTCAGAAGAACATATAAAGGTGGGCAAGTTGGTATGGTCAACATACCAAACATTGGGCAACCACAGTTTCGTGAAAGAGCAGAGGCTGCTAGTTCTCTCAAAAGTAGGATTGATCTAGTCAAAGAGTTTGCTTTGGAAGAAGGGGAAAGGTTGGCAATAGAAAAAGGCGTTGAAGATGCTGTAAGCAATCCTATTGAGCTAACAGAGTTCATGACAAGAAACGCAGAGGAACAACAAGAGATAGTTGGCAAAGATAAATTTACATCTTACGGACAGTCACTAAGAAAAACCAACTTATTGCTACTAACAACCAACCTTGAGAACGCTGGTGAGTTTGGCTTAAATCAAATCAAAATGGAGGCTATGTCTGATCCAAACAAGACCTCTGAGGATGCATATGATGAGATGAGTAACTACAGCATTGGAATTGCAGAAACCTTAGTATCTACTGACCCATTAGCTGCAAACGAGTTATTAACAAGTCTTGGTGCAAAGACAGATGAGCTATACTTAGAACTACTTGCAGACAAAGAAGAAGAAATAATAGAGAAGGCAATATCACAACTTGAAACATCTTACCAAAATGCTAGTGTTGGTAATAGAGCTATTCTTGATAAATACATAGATCAATTAGAAATACAGAATGATCAGTACAATCTAGGTCGTGAGTTTGTAAATACTACAACAGATGATCTAACAGATAAACTGGTACAGTCAGGAGTTATTTTTAGTAATGATGTTATAAAACTTGCAGCAACTCATGATGATCCAGAAAAAGGATTCAAGGCAATATTAAGGTATTTAGATAGTGGAGACCCAGAAGAGTTAGAAAAGTTATTTGGTCAAAAAACTGATAATGAGCCATTATATAATTCTAGTGCAGTCAAATTACAAAAATTCATGAAGTTTATTAGTGATAATTCTGGTATGGATCAAATAAGCAATAAGGTTAGAGACGAGTTTGAAAAGTCTATAAGAGCAAATATAAAAGATAGAAGGACAGAAGGTGATTCAACCAGAAAGAGAGAGAAAGAAGTGCTAGAGGCACAACAAGTTCTCATAGAAGAGATGAATGCTAAGATAGAAGAGTCTGCAAAACTACTATCGTCAGATATCAGCAGAATGGATATTGCACTTTCAGATGGGGTATTAGACGAAAGAGAAAAGGCTTATTTTAAAGTAAATAATATTGCAGAACTATATAAAAAAAGAGATGAGGGAGTTGAGTCCTTGCAATCTGAATATGGTAACGCTGGATTGATAGCTCTAAAAAATATAGCAGTTTCGCCCTCAATGGAGATTGTTGAGAACGAATTGATAGAATTTACAAGTACAACAGGGTTAGAAAATGACTTTAAATTATTAGCTCTAGACAATACTTTCACAATAGACGACACAAAAGAAGTACAAGCCTTAATGAATAAAAATGGTCATTTTACTACGGATGACTTAAAAGAGTTTGGCGTAGACTTGCCACTTAAATATAACGACATGGAGCTTAAAATAACGCCTAAAGGCTTACTAGATGTAAGAAAGGAAATAGTGGGTATGAAGAGTGGCAAGAAAACAAACTTTCTTACTGATCTGATGGCAACATATCATAACAAAATGGATATTGCCAATCACATACAAAGAATGGCTACTGACCCAAACAATCACCAAAGCTATGTAGACATTAGTAAAAAGGACCCAGAGGGATTAGAGCTATATGAAAAGATGAAGGCTGCTCTAAATGTAGCGATGTCTTATGATGATTTTGACTATGATACTTTTAAAAACACAACAGCAGAGAACATTGCAGATACACATTACGCTAGTAAATTAGCACCAAATGCAGAAAATATTAGTGACATGATGTCAATAAACAATGCCATGACACAAGATTTTATTCAGAATAGAAGTCAATTTAGAACTAGCACAGCAACTGTAAAAACAGGTGCAACAATTGTTTCAACAGTTGTGCCTGGCACAGACAGCATAAAAAACCAATATGATCTAAATGATATATTTAAGACACTTAGCACACTAGAAGATGTTAATAATGCAATAACAGTTGCAAGAAATTTACAAGCAGATTTAAGAAAATTAGTATACAATGATCAAGCTGGCTATGAGGCAACGATAGAGTTCCCTGGTCTCAATTCTACAGAAATTGCTACATTGTTAGAAAATTTTGATGATATAATAGCAAAGCTACAAACTCAGAAAAGGTATAAGCAACAAGGAAACTAATATGGATGAACCTAAAAACATTGACGATTTAGCTGATCAATTAGCAGGCAACAGAAAAATTGCGTTTGATGAGTTTAATAGAATGACAGTAGACGTTGAGCCTGAAGAGTTTAGAGGTATGACGCTAATTGATTTCTTTACTAAATTTATTAATTATAGGAATGCTATTGAAGGACAAGCTCAAGAGCGTGTTTATGGTGGGTTAGCAAAAGGAGTGTTGGAGACAGGATCAAGTGCTATTGACTTAGGGGCATCTGTAATACAAGAAACAAAAGAGATGGATACGAGTGTTGTCTCTCTATACAACGATGCTACAGGGGGATCACTTGATTTTGTAGATACCTTCTTAGAAGAAAAGCCGATACAAAAAGCATTAGACAAACTAATGCCAGATGAGAAAGTGTCAGGGTTTACAAAAGAGTTAGCAAGATTTGGTCTTTCTTATGGTACAGGTATTGGCATTGCACAAAAGATAAAGAGTGCTAGATTTTTTTACAAAGCTATTATGGCAGAGGCTGTTGGGGGCAGTATCTACTATGAACAAGGAGACCCAAACTTTGCTGATTTTGTTGGTACATTTTTTGATCTTGATGATAAACAATCAGCTCGATACGCTAAAATGGCTCTAGAGTGGGCAAAGAGCGATGAGGATGACAGCGTGTTTTTTTCTAAAATGAAGGGTGTTATAGGAGACCTTGGTTTGATTGCATCTGGTGGTGCTGTCCTAGCGTCAATCATCATACCTGCTAAGATGATAAGAACAGCTGTAAGAAATCCTGATTTGATGACTGATGTTGGTATTCTTTTAGGTTTTTCTGATATACCTACGACAACCACAAAGACGGAAAAAGTTACGGAAAACGTAATGGAGGCTGATGAGTTGTTTAATTACAAAACCATATCTGAAGAACAGTCTATAGACTCAGCAAAAACTGATGTAAATTTTAAAAGAGGGGCGATGCCAGCTTTGTATAATAAGATTAATAAATCTGTAGGATGGGAAAACAACACTACATCTCTTGAGATTGGTAGTGGGGCTGGTAATGTGTCAGATAATTTCTTAGAATCTAAGGGTGTTACAAATATTAAATATGATCCATATAGACTAACGGAACAGCAAAACGAATCTGCTGTAGCGACCTTAAAAGAATTAAAACAGAGTGCTGGTGGCGTAGATACAGTAGTGATAGCAAATGTTTTAAATGTAATACCAGAAGAATCTATAAGAATTAGAGTGTTGGAGCAAGCCAAGTACGCAGTCAAAGATGATGGTAAGGTTTATATTGACTCTTACAATGCAGGCAAGAAAGGTCAAACAAGTTCAGGGTTTCAACTAGGTAGATCAAATGCAGAATATATACCAGAAATAGAGTCTGTATTTGGCAAAGGTTCTGCTAAAATAAAAGGTGGTTTTATAGAAGTTGACCTTAGTAAAGGAGGTGAGTGATGGGTAAAGCTAATAAAGCTGTAGAACTTTTCAAATATGCTACGGAGATAATTGATCCAAATGCAAAAAAATTACACGATGATATAGAACAGCTACTAAATGACTTAAATAGAGAACGTATTGAGTCTAGTAAAATTGCAGGAGAAAAGGGAGAAACAATATCTACTGACTTAGTTAAGTTTGACGCAAAGATGATGAAAAAGTTGTTAAAAGAGATGGAAAAAAAGGGGATTAAGTATGGGTATAATCGTGAAACAATAGAGCGTTATCATCAAAAGAAAATGGCTGAGGTAAAATACACACCAGAAGAGTCAATGAACTTAATAAAAGAGTCACTAAAGTATTTAGAGGGTGGAGACAAAATAAATGTAGAGGCAGTAGATGGCTTGTTGCGTTTTGATATAACAAAGGTCAACAACAAAGACTATGTAGACCAATACAAAAAACAAATGGTTGCTATTGTAGAAGAAATATACAAACAAAAAGCAACAGGTGATAAGACACTAAAGAGTTTGAGCAGGTCTGATTTGTTAGACCTTGCATCAGAACTAGGTCATGTTGATACTTTTGTATCGTTATTAAATAAGCCTACAGGAGAAAGTTTTTCTACAGCAGCAGAGGCTATAAACGCCGTAATGTTGCGTGAGGCTTATGAAATAGAACTATCTAGATTATCAAAGGCTGTCAATAGTGGCAAAGGAATTGACAATTTTAATTATGAGCAAACAAAAATCAAACTATATGACACTATCGAAACAGCAAAAATACTACTACCTAAAATTTATGCGGCACAGTCAGAGTCTGGTCGTATACTACAAGCACAAAGTGGTAAGATTAGGAACCTAGCGCAATCAAAGACTTTGACAGAGCAATGGCAAATTGCAGCAGGCAAAGGTGAATACGAACAAGAGCTAGCAAAAATATTTACAGACTATGATAAGTTAGATGATGTAGCTGACTTTGCTAAAAATTATGTTGCATTACCAAAACAAAAAAGACCAAACTTTGTGTCAAAAAGCACATGGTCAAAGGTAAAAAATAGAGTGAACTCTTTGTATGTTCACAGTCTACTAGGCAGTCCTGAAACACAAATGCGTAATGTATTTAATAACAGTTTTAAACAAGGGTTTCATTTTGTACAAAAGCCTGTTGCTATAACTATGTACAAAGCAGGTAAGTTAGTAGAAGACCCAGTAGGCACAATAAAAAGCGCTATTTTAGAGAAGAACCCTAATACAGTTTTCATTGACCCACTTGACGAAGATGGTATGTACTTTTTAGATTATTACATTGAGGCAATCGCAGAACAAAATGCTTTCAAACACGCAATTAGAAATGCTCAAGATGTCTTTAAGATGAATGAGGCGATTGATATAAATCAAAAATTATCAAACGCTGAGAGAACCACATTTAGGACTTCCAAAGAAATAGACGAAGGCGAGGGTAGCAGCCTTTACAAGAATGGCATGAAAGTATACAACAATCTACAAACAGCAGCAGGTCGTGGGTTGATGACAGCAGATGAGTTTTTTGCCACCATGTCTTTTAACAGAACATTAATGGTTCTTGCATACAAAAGAGCGCACAACATTTATGCAAAGACAGGCAAGATTGAAGATGCACAAAGAGAGTTTATAAAAACACTCACTGACTTTGATCCAGAGGATATTGATGGTGCAGGCAAGGCTTTAGATATTGCTGGGCAAGATAGGTTTGTAGTTCCGACAGAGCCAGATGGTAAGATTTCAAGGTGGTTACAAAGAAACTCAAATTTGCTAAACAATCCAGCAGTAAAATGGCTAATACCAATGAGAAGGGTCTTTAGCGAGATGATGAGACAGTCCGTTGAGCTAACGCCTGGGGCTGGTTTCTTAACAAAAAGAATGCGTGATGACTTGGCTGCTGGTGGCTCAAGACGAGCAAACGCTTTAGCAAAACAATATATAGCAGTCAATACTGTTCTTATGACTGCTGAACTAGCGTGTGGCTTAGAAACACCAAATGCTACATTTTGTATCACAGGGTCTAATCCACCAACACAAAGAGGCAAAGATTTTTGGGCAGCAAATAATTTATCAAACTATGGATTCTTTCATAGGGACAACGTAAATGAGCCATGGAGAAAAGTTATGAGCTATGAACTAGCTATGCCATTTTCAATACCTTTAGCATTAGGTGCAAATCTTGGATTGCTGACTCAAATGAGTGACCCACAATATGATGAAAACTATCAAGAGAATATGGCTACTTGGATTTCTAACTCTTCTATGATACTTGCTCCTTATGTAGAGACTAGTGCTTTTATACAACCTATCTTGACAATAACAGACGATATTGCAAAACTTGCAGTATATGAAGATAAGGTA